ATGCAAAATTAAATATCTCAAAGGTGTTGCGTGCGAGATGTTTCCTACAAACACCTGGAGTTAGAGAGCATGAGTATGATCAGATGCATGTTGACATACCAGATTTTCATAATGTATGTCTTTATTATGTGAATGACAGTGACGGAGATACGTACTTTAGTGAGAAGATGTATGGAGATCCCGTTGGAGAATATGGTATAAATACTACTGTCTCACCAAAGAAAGGACGTTGTGTATTCTTTGATGGCCTGCGTTTCCACGCAAGCAGTAAACCTACACAAAATTCTAGATTTGTGATAAACTATAACTTTATACCGTGATTAGATATGGATCCAGCAGAATTGAAAAAGAATTTTACTGAGCAAATCGAGAAAACTGATGCTCAGATAAGAGAACTAGAAGTAAATCTAGAGAAAGCAAAAGAATATAAAACCAAATTGACTGGTGGATTAGAAACTATTGAACTTCTTAATCCTGAGACCAAAAATGAAGCACCAGCAGCAGATCCAGAATCTACGGGAGATGCTCCTTCCTAAATAAGAAGGAAGGTAATATAGGTTAATAATGGCATCACCTGCAAGTAAGACCGATCTTATAACTTATTGTAAGAGGCAATTGGGTGAACCTGTGCTACAGGTCAACATTGATGATGAGCAAGTCAATAACGTAATTGATGACACATTTCAGTTCTTTCAGGAGAATTGTTATAATGGCATGGAGCGTTGTTATCTGAAGCATGAACTAACTGCTGATGATAAAACTCGTCTTGCTGCATGGACAGATTCTACTGTCACAGAGGGTGCTGTAACAACCACTTGGAATGAATCAACAAATTATATACCAGTACCATCTCATGTAGTTGGTGTTAGTAAAGTATTTGGAATGGTTGGTAACTCCATCCGTTCCAATCTTTTTGGTATCGAATATCGAATGTTCTTGAATGACTTATATGCATTTGGATCACTTGATATTCTTAATTATTATATGACAAAGCAATATCTTGAAACATTAGATATGGTTTTGAATAATGGTTCCTTCCAACAGTTCAGATTTACACAACGTCGTGATCGTCTGTACTTAGATATTGATAAGGACTTTCTTGAAACAGGCCAACACCTCTTAATTGAGTGTCATCGTCTGTTAGATCCAACTGATGCTACTGAGATGTATAATGATATCTTTGTGAAAAGATATGCTACTGCTCTTATGAAGAAACAGTGGGGTCAAAACTTGATCAAATATAATGATGTTAAATTACCTGGCGGTGTAACACTTAATGGTAGACAGATATTTGAAGATGGTCAATCTGATTTAAGGATGATAGAAGGTGAAGTTCTCAGTAAGTATGCACTTCCACCAATGGATATGATAGGTTAACATGGCTACTAATCCCTATTTCCCAACTTATTACGCAGGTGATGCTGGCGAGCAGACCTTGTATCAAGATCTTGTCGATGAACAGATTAAGATGTTTGGTACTGATATCTATTATCTACCAAGGACTATCCTTAAAGATAATACATTAGACGATATTGTTTTTAATAAGTATCAGGATGAGTTTCAAGTAGAAATGCTTCTACAGAATGTAGAGGGATTTGGAGATGGTGCAGAATTTGTCAGTCAGTTTGGTGTAAGAATAACAGATGAGGTAGTATTCAGAGTCTCTAGTCGTAGATGGGATGAAGCAGTTGCTGCTAATAATCCTACTCTGACAGTAACTAATAGACCAAACGAAGGAGATCTTTTATACTTCCCATTAACAAAAGATTTGTATGAAATAAAATTCGTACAACAGGAGATACCATTCTATCAGTTTGGTAAACTCCAATTTTATACAATGACTTGTGAGCTTTATCAGTATGGTAGTGATGACATATCTACTGGTGTTGCTGAGATAGATCAACTAGAAACTATATTCTCTAGTGCTATTGCTCTTACAATGGGTGTAGGTGGTACAGGAGACTTTACAGTAGGTGAGAAGGTAACAGGTGCTACATCTGGATCTGAGGCAGAGGTTAAGTCTTGGGATAATTCTACTAGGATTATTCAGGTTATAAATCGTACAGGTACATTTGCTACTGGAGAGTCACTCACTGGAGACAGTAGTAGTGCAGTCTGGGTTGTTTCAACCTTTGATACTCTACAGGATACAAATAGTGAGTATGATGATAACAGGGCAATTGAAGATGCTGCTGACAATATAATTGATTGGAGCGAAGGTAATCCCTTCGGTGAATTTGGTAACTTTACAGGGAGTATTTGATGTTAGGATCACACTTTTATAACGAGATAACTCGTAAAAATATTATTGCTTTTGGTACTCTCTTCAACAACATTAGTTTGAAGAAGAAAGATCCTAGTACTGGCGATGTTATTGAGGAGTCTAAAGTTCCTCTAGCGTATGGCCCTAGAGAGAAATTCTTAGCTCGTCTTGAAGAGACTCCAGATATTACAAGGAAGATGTCAATTACTCTTCCTAGACTCTACTTTGAGATGAATAGTATTCAATATGATGGATCGCGTAAGACTTCTCCTATTCAAAAATATAAAACAATTATTCAAGATAATGGAAGTGAGGTGAAGACTCAGTATGTTCCTGTACCTTATAACTTAGGTTTTGAACTTGGGTGTATTGCTAAGTCACAGGATGATGCGTTACAAATTACTGAGCAGATATTACCATACTTTCAACCATCGTTCTCTATTACATTGAACATGATTCCAGATATGGATGAGAAACGTGATATAGCAATAGTATTAGATGGTATAAACTATGATGACTCATGGGATGGAAGTTACCTTGAGAGAAGATATATAACTTATACAATGCAATTTACCTGTAAGACATACTTCTACGGTCCTTACAGCTCATCTGATATCATTAAGAAAGCTATTGTTTACGAGACACTTGGTGATCTTGCTGTTAATAGAAGAACTATAGAGAGACAATATACTCCTAAGGCTAAGACTGATATTAACTTAGATGGTAACATTGATGCTGCTGATGATGTATTAGTGGATCCAGGTGATGATTTTGGATTCAATGAAGGTATTACCTACTTATAATCATGGATGAACTAGAGAAAAATATGGAGAATATTCTGAACATTGAAGTTTCAGATACTCCTGAAGGTGGTTGTACTACCAGAAAGGATCAACTGAAAGATGTTTCAGAGGATCGTGAAAAGGATTATGAGTATACCCGTGGTCAATTATATTCTCTAATTGACAAGGGTACAGAAGCAGTTAATGGAGCATTAGAAGTTGCACAAGAGAGTGGCCATCCAAGAGCATATGAGGTTGCTACTAATGCAATGAAGCAAGTCGCAGACATGACTGATAAACTTGCCGACTTACATAAGAAGATGAAGGATCTTGATGAAGAACAAAAAGGTCCAAGTAAAGTTACTAACAATGCTATGTTTGTTGGTAGCACATCAGAGTTACAAAAAATGTTAAAACAAATGGGCGGTGGTAAACGCTAAATAATTGAGAGAGGATACTAGAGAATCATGGTAATTAATGTAAAAGGACAACATATAGTTGTACCGAATTCAGTTGGTGCTGCTACTAGTTTTGGTAATGCAACTTGTGTTCGTTTAGTAAACATTGGTAACGATGGCAGAACTGTTACTATTGCATCCGATAATAGTGGTAACACTACTATAGGATCTTTTGCATTATTATCACAACAAACAGAAATCATAGAAAAGAATCCAACAGATGTTGTTTATGTTGGTGGTGGAGATGATGTAAAGGGAACACCAATAGGACGCTAATGGCACAGAATATGGATTACGCTAGACGCGATTACGATAATACGTTATCTGATCCTCAACCAGCAAGTACTACAGTTAATCATTTCTCAGGTAATGAGGGATGGACTCAAATAAATTATAAGAATTTTAATGGTGATTATGTTGCTAAGGATTATAGCAATAACACTAGAACACCTGGTACATTTCAAGCAAGGAATCACGACAATACTACACGTACACCTGCTGCGTATCAGCGTCACGACATAAACAATAACCCAGTATCAGCATAAGTGTTATAATTACATGTAGTATATTTTGTGAAAATGAGACTAAATGAAGGAGACGTTGCTCGTTTAGTTACTGCATGTAAGTTGTACCAAGAGAACACTGGTTCTGAGTATATGTGGGATCAGTATGAAGAGCTTATTAATAAATTAAATAAACTCTGCGATCAAGGTATGTGTAACACGAGTAATAAATAAGAAAAAACAATGAGGAATAATCTAGGAGTTGATCCAAGTGAATGGTTCGATGATCTACCACATCCACATGATGTTATGCCAATAGCAACGGATAAAGGTGGATTTGATTGGGAGGACACAGCACCTTCTGAATATGAACCTCAAGATCAAGAAGAATTCCCTGCTGAATTTATGGAGGTTCCAACTTCAGTTACAAACCCAAAACCAAAAATGAAACCTAAAGAGAAAGAAAAGACAATGCATGAGAAAATGTATGAGATTGCTACCAGCAGGTATAATCCATTTTCTGTAGGTGGTTCTGAGAATTGTGATTCTGATATATCATGTAATATAGGAGGTTCTGAACGCCTAACTTAGTCAGTGAGTCCACACATAATTAGGTAATAATTACTATCGTGATTTAATAAATATATGCATAGTACGGGATTGAAAGATCATGCCCCTGACTCAACAGCGACATTACACAGTCGGTTATCACGACTTACAACTTAAGCATTACGAAATATGCGAGTATGCCATGAGTGCATACGATGCAATAGAACACAGTAAAGAGGATGTTCCTTTCCTACAAGGACATCCTCATTTTATTGACTACTGCAATAACGAGGAGGTTGATAACATCTCTCGTTTAATGGCTGCTGGTATTCCAATGGGTCACTAAATAATGACAACAATAACAAAACACAAACACGAAATTATGTGGTGGATGAGTAGACTTACAATAATGGTATGTGCGTTATGCTTCTCAATAGTATTTGCATCAACAGCATATGCTGCTGACGCAGGTATTCAAATGGGTGCTAATGGCAACCTAATCTTTGAACCAAATGAAGTCACCGTTAGTGTCGGTGATACAGTTACATTTACTAATGGGGATTTACCTCCTCATAAT